TTTTCAATCTAAATTACCTTCCTGATACTATTTTGGGTGGCATTATACTATTTTCGCTACTGATACAATCGGTGCCTCTAGGCGTCCTTGGTATTTTGCTCATGAGCCTTGAGTTCGTTCATGCTGGCACCAGTGGATTCTTATCACAAATCATACCAGGCGCCCATGAGGCATCAAAAGACATACAGCGCTGTTCAGGTCACTTTCCCGGAATAAGTTACGAAAGGCTAATGACAATGGCGACAAAAGTTGGAAAACTCACAACAATGAGCATCGGCTTCCCCAGTTATTACATTATGTTCATGGGAGCGCTATTTGGCTACATTCTGGCAATGAGCCAGACATATGAACAGGAACTGCGCGGTATGCCACAAAAGAAGGCTGCAGTCTATTCTGGAACATTCATCATGGGTTTACTAGCTATTCTATTCGTAGTCTATCGTGTCTTCACAAACTGTGATTCCATAATATCTGTATTAGTTGCTGCGGTCGTAGGCTTAATGTATGGCTACGTGTCAGAAATGGTAGTTGCGCACCTATCTGACCGCACGATGACTAACCTAATGAACATTCCGCTGTTGAGAGAGCGGGCAGATGATGGAAAGCCGATTTATGTTTGTAAGAAGCAATAAATAAAAAGAAGCCACAGATTAGGGTTGTTAGACATATGTCCGACAAGTTTGATTTATTTAACGATGTCTCATTAAGAGCCAGAGAATTCATATTAGCAACATACAATAATTTGCCAAATACTATATTTGTGACGGCGCTTCTTCTAGGTGCCATTCAAGGCAACCTATCTATGATATGGATTGCCATAGGCATGATAGTTAATGCGTTGGTAGTACTAACACAGCAGGAAATTCTGGCTATAATTTTTCCACAATGGGACCAGATTCACCAACCCAGTAGTCGCGTTTGCAGCTTAATACAAGATACACTAAACTCTAGTCCCACTACGGTAGTTGCACCTTCGTACTGGTTTGCATCAACCACCTATTTCGTCGTATTTATCCTTTACAACGCAATTCAGGTCGCGTTCAGACCGTCAGCGCCTGGAGCAAGTCAAAAGAAGGTAGATGTTCGCGTTGCCTTCACAATGAGCGTGATGATATTGTCAATGTTCTTTCTGTGCATCATTATGTTGCGCGGCTTAACAGGCTGTGAAACATGGGTAGGTTCCATCTTAGGAATTTCCACAGGTACCACTATTGCAATAATGTACTGGCACGTATTGGATATTTGCCACTCAGGCATACCTCCCGATATTCTTAATATTGTGTCTGGATTGGCACCTTCTAAAACAGGTGACCCTGAGACACCTGTCATATGCACAGCATAAATAATAAATATATACATATGAATCATGTTATATAACATGATTCATATGTAGGGAAATGCGCATAGGTGTGCTAAGTTACAATTTGGCAGAAGTTGAAAATTTAACAGGTACAATTAGTGACAAAAGCATAATTAAAGAAAAACCAGATATCTACATTGAGATGACACAGGAGGACCCGCGTCCACCAAACAGCCCACCGCTCCTAAAATCTGAATTATTAAAGAATTATACTAGAGTCGCATATCATTCTGTGAACAAGGATTTAACTAGAAAGAAAAATATAATCATAAAGATGTACGTGAAAGGTATATCAACTTCAGCCGCTACTAATTTTAGTAAGACAAAACAAAATCCCTTATCTTCAAGACCTCCAAATAATACGCAAAAAATCATATTAAAAAACGTTAATACATACGAAAAAAATGTAAGTCCCAATACATTATATACGAAAAAAGGCGTAGGACAGTATGTAACACAAGTATTAGGCGTTGGATACAGTAAAGGAATGGTTTGTATTATAGCCAACATTAGCGGGCGCAAATGTATTTTTGTAAATATGCATCTACCAGTACAGTCGCGCTATAATGACATGGGATATGATTACCGTAAAGAAAAATTATTTGAATTGCTCAATATGTTAAAATCTAAATATGGAATTGACCCAACAACCTTTTTATTTATTGGAGGAGACTTGAATTTTCGTATGAATTTTACTGGTTATGACCAATTAACAACACTTTTGACGCACCCAAATTTACCTATACGATTAGACGAACTATGTTTTCCTAAATCGTCAGGAAAACGAATTACATGTAAATTTGAGGTAACTAAGATTATTAATCCTATACGCCGCGGTTTGTGTAGAACACGTAAAATGCCTATAAATGAACCTATAACCCAATTTTTAGAAGGCGTTCAAAGAAACTGCGGAGTAAGTGACAGAGTTCCAAGCAGGTGTGATAGATTTTTAGTATATCCATCTAAGGTGATTAAAACGGTTTTAATACACGAAGCAAAAGATTTGCTAAAGGCCTCAGACCATAACGGTTTATTAGCCTGCTTTGATTTAAAACCACTAAAACAAACACATAGTTTGTCTGAAATTCTAGGAAAAGGACCATGCGATTCTAGCCTAATGGACCCCCCGCAATCAACCCAAGAAGTAAACGCAACGACTCCTTCCAATTACGCATAGGAACGTGCGACCACAATTCCTCTATTTCGCTCATAGTCCGATTAACATCCTGTACTAAATCAACCCTACTGCCGTATCCATAGTACAAGCTAAGATGAGATTTATCAAATTTAGGTTTGCCGCTGTCATGATTAACATTATTATGAAATTGATAAGCCCATTGTATTATTGCTTTCTTAATATCAACACCTTTGGAACCATCTGCAACAACGCGTCTTAGCGGGTGTTCCATGCAGTATTTTCCCATATGTTCCTTGCACAGGGCACAAGGCATTATTTCATGTAAATCTTTCAAAAACCGCGTCCACGCCCCGATAATATCAGTGCGGTCACTAAAAAAGGACAATCGATGGATTATAAACCATATTTTAGGTCCCCACACCTCACGACTCATTGTGTCTTGCCTAATTGGTCTTTTAATCTATTCTTTAGATAGAAAAGATTAATGCCGGTGCAAACATATAATCCTGGTGAACAGAAGCAGGTTAAAAAGTGGCTCAGCAGAGTTAGAACACTGAAAAGCAAACTGCATGGTCACGTCACCAAGTCACAGCAAGAAGAATTTGAGAAGCTGGATGAACAGATGCAAGAAAAAATCTACAATATGGTCACAGAAGAGCACAAGCAGACAATCGCAAATGCATTCTATTCTTTAGACGCAAACGTGAAGAAACTAACGAAGCGGACAGGAGGGCGCCGTAAAACGCTTAAATCCCGAAAATAAAGTAGCTGTCCAAATAAATGGGACAAGTAAATAGTGTATTTATATATTCACCATTAGAGTTTGTTGAATATATAGATAAGGCACCACCAAAATCTAAAAATTTAGAATCATTTCTTTTTCAAGCACTACAAAAAACATATAAAAAACCGATGGATGCATCATGGCAGCCCTTTATAGATAGCATGATTCATAAAATTAAATGTGTAAGCGAAGGCTGGGCAACCCTTCCGAAAATCCATTTTGAAGCAATTAAGCGAACTGATGGTACATATTTGCCAAAGGTCACGAAAATTATGGACGCGGTTTAGTGACTGCTCTTTCTACGACGACTGCCTCTACTGCCTCTTCTTCGTCTTGTCGTGCGACTGCTGCCACTAGCCAATTCAGGATGAACCGCTAAAAACGGCTTAAGGGCGCTATGAATGCTGGAACTAAAACTTGCATTTCCATGTTGGTCCTGTTCAAAACTGGGAACCTGCACGTATTGCCCAAAGGGAATTTCCATAGCCATTTCTTGCGTTGGAACCTGGTCATCAAACATGAAAATGCGACGCGAAAAGTTCTTGTCATCGCCCCCAGGTATAATACGTCTAAGAACAGCTAAATTTTTTGTATGTTTATCACCCTGTCTTATGGGGTCATTGCCGTTAATAACGTAATCAAAAAGTTCGCCTCCTTTATAGTTCTTCTTGCGAATATGTCCGGATAGGCTGACTCCACCTAAATCCTTATACGTACGTTTAATTTCGTCATACGCCACCTCCAAAAATGGACCTAGCTCATTTCCACTCTTACTATATGTCATTAAGTTGGTATTATTTGTAAATAACACTATGATGTAACCAGAGTCTTTTGCTTTCTGAACGATTCGCAATAATGTTTTATTTATAGCGATAGGATAAATAAGTTTAACACCGGCAGTATAACGCGTACCATCTGGTTTTACTTTTGTAATGTACGCACTAGGAAAAGGTCGCCATGAGGCTATTAATGTTCCGTCCGAATCGATAACCAATATTGGTTTATCCATGCCCCTATTATGATATATGAAAAATAACCGGGTACTGGCTTTACTGGTCTTACTAAAAAATGTTTTATTTTGTTTTAATTTTCATTTTTCAGGTAGTCATTCTAGTTGGAGTCAAATGCAGCCTTAGTGCCCTTGCCGCCACCACCGCCAGTCTTCCCATTGGTAGCCTGGCGGCGCTTCTTCTTCTTGAGCTTCTCTGCAGACCAAGCCTCAAAACGCGCCTGCTTAGCCGCAGCCTTCTCAGCTGCCGCAGCAGCTGCCAGCAGCTCCTCCACCGTGGGCGTAGGCTGACTCATCTCAGCCATCCACTCTGCCTCCTCCGCAAGCGACCGCGCCTTCTTCTCACTCTTGCTCATCTTCTTGCAGCTGGGCATTTTACGCTTTGTAGTTTCTTTGACTACGCCTCCACCTAATAATCAAAGAAAGAAGTGATTTCAATTTTTTCCATTTTTCCTGGGGGCGACGTAACAAAAAAAGACTATTTTATTTTATTCATCCCTGACAATCCCTCAAAATGATTTTTAAGCTGCCCTTTCGTCAAGGCGCTTGATAAACGCCTCAACAAGTGCGTGTTTTTCTTCCGGTAGTGACTTTGTCAGCCAGCCGACGGGAATCGTCTTGGTTATAGCAGCTTCAGGCGACACGACCAGCATGGTCCAGGGCGCCGATTCACTAGTACGAACCAAGTAAAGCGGCTCATCCTGATAGGCGGGGTCCTCAACTGCTACCGTCCAGTCTAGCTCCATGTCCCCGTTTGAGCGAATGACCACCACGTTGACAAGCATCTCAAACAGCGGGTCGTCTTTGACGTCTACAAGCGGCACCACGGTTTTGCGCAAAAGCGCATCGTGCGCTTCTGATGCGGCGGCATTCTCAGTCCCATTGTCGTGCATGAAGGCTTTGCACGACAGGTCTGCCGCTAATTTGTGCTTGTCGCAGTAGTGGAAATGCCAGTCAGTGGAGCTGACCGTGCCCACCACCTTATGATAGCACTGGTAGGCGCCGCAAAGCACGGTTCGGTTAGCCCTGCTCATATCAGCTGCAGGCAAGACCGCGTAGGTGGCAAACGGGCGGCTCTTTGGAAGCTTCCCAGCCTCCTTGAGGTAGGCAAACGCGTCGCGCACGATAGGGTGCGGGTTAGGCACGGCTGCGCGAAGGGCGTGGTCCGCTGCCTCCGCCTTGTAGATGTTTGCACAGCGCTCCTCAAACGCAGTCAGCAGGGACCAGTGTGCCTCATCCAGGCTCATCTTCAAGTCCTCAATGGGCATCAGCTTAAACACAGAACCCGCCACGGGAACGCCCCAGCGACCGTCCTTGTTGCGACTGATGTCAAGCGGTCTTGCAGCGCAGCATGCAGTATCCACACGGAAACCGGGCTCGATTGAGCCGCTACTGCGCCTGCACAACAGGTTTGATGGCGCTTTGCCTGAGCCCAAGAAGCACTCAGGCGTAATGCCCAAAGCTGCCCACAATGGGTCATCGGCAATGTCCTCACGGGCAACATTCCCGCTGTGATTCATGGCGGCTTTGCCGTCCACAATAGATAGCGCAGCGCACTTGGGCTTGCCGCAAGCACCAATCGTAGTGCCATCTCCAGCGTATGCGCTGCCGCTAAGGTCACTGCAGCCACAGTATTGGCACACACGGTGCAGCCAGTAGAAGGGCTTTGTTGCCCACGTGTTTTGCGTGATGGGCATGGCGCTAAGAGTGTCTGACTTTCTTTTAGTCCGACGCCTCAACCCTATATTATATTAGATAAGCGATTTCAATTTTTTTTATGAATTCACTATTTTTAACAAAAATTCACAACTTTTTGTTAAAAATATACCGGTCAGTAAACAATCAAAAAATTAAGCTACAGGGTAGGATGGGTCCATCTGGATACCACACTGACCGGCAGCACCATAGGCAGCACCGCGACCAAGCATGATATAGCCCTTATCTCCCCAAGAGGCGCCCCAAGAGTTCTTGACAAGGTAGTAATCCTTGCCGCCAAGTGTACCGTAGCCTACAGCCAAAACACCATGGTCCAGGTTAGTACCACACTTCTTCGTCATTACACCACCAGCGTAAAGCTGGAACACATCCTGGTCCGCCTCTACAGCTACAGACACAGGCTGCTGATAAATAGCCGTCATTAGCGCGGTCTCAGAGTTAGTAGGAACATCCTTGAAGCTCTTAATCGTGGCTGCTACAGATAGACCAGAGGATTTGCATGTGCCATCCTGCGCCTTGTAGGGATACGCCGCCTCAGTTGTAATGCCCTTGTTATCAATAATATACTGGAAACCATAGTCCATCAAACCACCGTTGCAACCCTGGTTGCCCTCCTTAGAGCTGCAATCAACAAGCTGTTGCTCAGAAAGGGAAACTAAAGTACCATTGGAAAGAAACCATGCACCCTCAGTGGACCCAATAGTAGAAAACGCCCAGCATGAACCACACTGTCCCTGGTCCTTGACGGGCGTAACAGCTCCAGCAGTAGTCCAGTCAACTGAGGCAGGAAGTGCGGTCTTAACAGATAGTCGCCAGTTAACAGCACGCTCCCTGAAAGTGCGGTTATTGTAACCACCAGTTACATATAGTGCAGCCCACTCCTTACGCGTCATGTCCGCAAACTTATTAACATTGAGCCACCAGCTGTGGTTGTGCGCATTGTGACGAATAACCTTTGCCAGGTTCGTTTCATAAACAGACTGGCGATAATCGCGCTCAGTCGCGCCAGCATAGACGCGACCATGAGTTACAGACCAGTCGCTAAACGTGGGATAGGATTGAGGGCGCTGAGCAGATACAAGAAGAGCAGACGCTGCAATAAGTGTAGAAAACATTTATGGATAATTATTATATGAGTAAAAACTTTAGGTGTTATTGAGAAAACAGAAGAAAGGGTCTAAAACAGAATCAGGCAATATAGACAGGTAAGGCACTTACTTTATGAGTGAAGAGGAGGACATAGTTTTACGCATATGTGAAGATGAAACTGTAAATACTGACGAAGTTGAAGAAACTGTAAATATGATAATAGAGCAGATTATTACAGATATTTCTTCAAATCATGTAACCACTGGCACAGTGGATATTTCTGGCAACAATCCAATAAACACTGTCCATGAAGAATATGTATTTTCTATAGGTCAATCTATAGGCGGTTGTTCCAATAGACAAAAGAAGCGCTCCAGAGGAGCCGCGGTAAAAGAAACCAATGAAAATAAAAGAGCAAAAACAAATAAGAAGCAAGTAAAAGTAAAGACAGAACAAAAAGAGCAAGAAGTAGTAGAAGTCAAAGACCCCAAAGTTCTAGTAGAAGAGATGATAGCGCTATTCAATAATGAAAATCCAATTTATGTAACCGCTAGAGCCTCACACAAAGTATACACAAAGAATAAGGATGAGCCTATATTCAACAGACCGTTAAAAGCGGGACATATTAAGATTATCCTGCCATTAAAACAAACATCCACCGAAAACTTTTTCGCCTATCAAGCCATCGCCTATAAAACGGGCAATCTATTTGACTGGCAGGTTATTTTGGGCGAACTAGATATTGGTGGCGAACTATTCAAGTTCCCTAAATCCACATTCAAAGTCAAAGGTGCAAAACCAATATTGAATCAAAACATTTATCAAGAGGTAGAAAAACTATTTGCTCAGAATCAAAACCTACGTTGGCAGCTAAAGCGGCTAGTGAATGCTTGGCTGACAAAAAAATGCAAAAACCGTATTATTGGCGAAGACAGTGACCTGATTACAGGTGAACCTATAGAAAAGGAGGAGCAGTGCCGAATTCTTTCGATAAAGTGTCGTACAACATACGTTTTTTCAGGACACGTTCTTTTGAAAACAACAAAGTCCTGCCTGGAATCACAGGTCGGTGCTATACCAAGTCTGAAAGCACCATGTAATCCATATACAAACACGACTTTTTCATATGGTGAAATGGTCCATGTATACAAAGAAATCCTAAGTTGGTGTGCCAAGAAGGGTAAGGCACTACCCGCTGTAATAGCTCTTTACAGAGAGTACAAATTCAAGAATTACATGTTGGTCCGCGTCAATCACAATTATTTACAGCTGAAAGCCGTCGAAACCTATATATTAAATGACGACACAAGGGGAGAATTCTTTGTGGAAGCCATGGAAGCCCTTCTGGAGGAATACGAATTACCGCTTAGCGTAGAGTTTGACTCATTGTTAATCGGTTATCAACGGTTTCGTCTGTGGAATATACTAGAGCCTAAGAACCCGCTGCTACTGACCTGGAAGAAATTCGCTGCGGACTTCTGGTATTATAAACAGACGGAGCAATTTCCTAGAGAAAATTGGAGGAACGAATCGTCTATTTATGTGGACTTGCTAATTCTGTTACGGTACAGCACAACTAAGCTTCATTGGGTACTAAAAGAGTACTACAAAAGAAGACAACAGACTGCAACCTTTAGTGATAGCTCCTAAAGGTCCTTCTTTTATAGTTACTGCGTTTGCGTTTTGTACCTCCAGACAGAGTCTTAAAAAGAAAGAAGGCACTATTCTTTACCTGTCCTGTAACACCAAGAATAGAATTACGTGCAGAACGACGTATTGAGGAAATTACACTAATTCCAGGAATACCACATCCAGGTTTCCACTTACCACCCAAACCAGTTGTAATACAGGCTTGGTTGCCTTTTTTCCACTTTTGACCCGCATCAGTCGCAGCATCACTGAGACCCTTATAAGTTCCTTTATTCAAATCAGTAAGCATCTGGTACATTGCGTCAGATTTATAGGGTAAGCCGCCTTGCCAACTCCAGCTAGCCAAATTACCAATAGTTGTACACTTGTCCCGTATCATACAGTCCTCTGTTTTTGCCAATAGTGATAAATCCGCATCTATTTCTAGCAAATAAGATAACATTTCATGCGCTGATTTAGGCGAAATTTTAGCTAGGTAAAGCGCCGGCGTAAAGCTCTGTTTACTCAATGTTGCATTAACATAAGTGTCCGCAACTGCCTTTGTTGGAACTGCCTTTTTAAAATCCTCAAGCTTGCCACCGTGTATAGCATCGTCGTTAATAATTGCATACCAATCGCCCTTATAGTTTTTAGAAGGTGTTTCGGCTGGTGGTTTTTCAACAACAGCTGCTGCAGACCCGCTATTGGCTGGAGCAGCAGTTCCCTTATTATTGCTAGTTCCTACTGGAGCAGCAGCAGTTCCCTTATTATTGCCATTGCCTGCTGGAGCAGCAGCAGTTCCCTTATTATTGCCATTGCCTGCTGGAGCAGCAGCAGTTCCCTTATTATTGCCATTGCCTGCTGGAGCAGCAGAAGCAGCAGAAGCAGTCCCCTTATTATTGCTATTTCCTACTGGAGCAGCAGCAGTTCCCTTATTATTGCCGTTGCCTGTTGGAGCAGCCTTACGTGGCGAACGCTTAAATTTCTTAATTTTTTCTTCAGAATTAGAAAAATCACCTTCAATCGCTTTTATTTTTGCTTCCGCGTTCTGGATAGTCTTAATAAGGTTGCGCGCACCATCAGCTAAACTCATCCCTAGTAACGTATCAGATTATCTGTCGGGAACGCTACAAGCCTTGAATAGCACCTTCATATCCGCATACCATGAACGCCGAATAACTGGTAGCCACTTACATGACCAAACCAACTTAATGCGATAATCCGGCTTCATAGTCACCTTATACACGTCAAGGGCAACTGGATGACTCAATGACCTATCGATTGTAGACCATTCATCGGGTATATCATTGGGAAAGTATTCAGAAGTAACCGATTCCAGGGTGTCATCGTCTTTGATTAGCGCTCCAATAAGCTGCCAGAACTTGCAACCGCTACTCATAACCTTGACCGCAGACTCACACAGTGCATCCAGTTGTAAGATACGCTTGTAGCCCCGTGGCAACTGTTCACTACGTATAGGAAACAGACGACTGGAACGCAAACCTGTTGACCATGAGCCCAATAGTTTAGCGACCAAAGAAGCTGCAGATTCACTGACTGAAAACTCCTCTGGATATTCTGACAAACACAGTAGCTGCACAGCAGTCACAGCTAATAGTGTCTTCAAATGTAGCCCTAGCTTTTGCGCCATAGCCTTTTTGATGCCATCAAACAGCTCAGGACTGTCGACATAAGCGCATAACGCAGAAACAAGCGCAGACGGTTTCTTTTCATACTGTTGACCAAGCCACCAGTATAAACAGATAGGGTCATTTTCTGAGATAGCAGAAGATACACGGTCATCGTCAGCAACAGGTGATAAGCCACGACACGCAATCCAGAAGGGCAGCCACAGGCGCTTTTCACCACCAGTCCGTCGACAGAACTCCACAATTAAGACCAACCGTTGACAACCACCAACATCAGAATCGTCGACCAAGAACCAGGCATCCAACCAGTCAATACGTGATGCGCCCATATACATAATCCACCCCTTAATGACGGTCATAGTCAACGTCTCATCCTCATGACTGAGCAGAATTTCACGCGCCCAGTAGACTGCCTCTTCCGTCTTCTTATACCGCAAACAGTCTAGAAGCGCATAAGCCACCTCATCTAATTCGTAAAAGTGACGTGTAAGCATTGTTATTTTCAAAATGAAGAAAAAAGCGCTAAATAAGAAGTCAATTTTTATCACCCACGCATATCGTCTTATATTAAAATTAAGTACTCCGTTAAAAGGAGTTCTTAAATTCTGTACTACACGGTAGGTAGTATGCAAAACGCTAATGAAATAATACCCCGAGTCTGGTTGGGCAATCGCTTTGCCGCTTGGGACCCTGAGTGGCTAAAGCAAAACAACATCACTGTCGTGTTTAACTGTACTAAAGACCTGCGCTTCGCTGAAGGCGTAAATACAAAGAAATATCGCGTGCCCGTTGACGATAACCTCCAACCAGAGGAAATTAACAACATGACCATGTGGTCCCCAGAAATCGCATACAAGGTTACACATGAATACAATCAGGGACACAACATCCTTATTCACTGCGCCGCGGGCATGCAACGTTCTGCAGCTGTTCTAACAATGTTCCTAATCACAGTTACAGGTAAAGACGCCCCTACGCTAATGTCGTATATCAGAAAAAAGCGCCAAATCGCCTTTGTTCCACACGTCAACTTTCGTAAGTCTATAGACTACTACGACCATCTGTATCACAAGGAAATTATCACAAAAGTCCATCGTAACCGTCTACAGAATTTGCAAGACGATGAGGAGCTGTAACTAACTCTAATCTATTATCTCAATAGTATGTATAGGCATGGACACAGAAAATATATGTTATACTGGCGCAGGTGCAAATAAAGACGGCAATCATACAAAAAATCAATACTTGAAAATTATGGATGAAAAATATAAGGACAAATGTTCCGTTTACAGAAAAACACAAAAATGTAAGGCGTGTAAAAAGTACTCAATACTCCTTAACAAGGAAATAAGAAAGCAAATAAACGCCCATAAAGCACGCAAAACATATAAAATATCGAAGAAGCAAAATGACACTGCAAAAACCTTGCTTAATATTTGCACGCGATGCAAAAATAAAGATACAAGAAAATGCGATTTAAAACAATACATAGAGTTTAGTGGCGCAGAGCCTGGAAAATGTTGACGTCATGCATGTAATTTATCGTCAAGTTTGAATTCTGTGACCTTTTCGTAGAATTTACGGTCAACGGCTGAATTCAACGAAAACAGCACCAGTGAATTTTCCTTGAATCCGCCTCCAAACGGATGAATTTCAACGTCTACATCCAGTCCAGAAATAATAGGATAAAACTGTTCATATTGGTCGCTTGGCGCAATGTAAACAGTGGTCGTACCCAATAATTCCATAATTGTTTGTAGCACCTTAGGAGTTAAACAAAAGTTCAAATCAGCAACATACGTGCCGGTAACAAATTTTCTTAGTAACATTTACTCAGAGAATTTAAAATTCATACCGTTCACCTTTTTGCAGAATTCAAAGAATTCGCCAAGAATTCAAAGAATTCACGCAGAATTCAAAGTGAAAACGCTTAAGCGCTTAGCCCTTATATATGGGAATGGACCTACAGAAGCAGCTCCATGAAGTATTTCTACGTAGTCCCGTAAATTTATTCGATGAATTTCTCATAGAGGTGCAAAAATACTACGAACTACCTGCACATTCCCTTACAGAAATGCGCAACCGTAACAATAAGAAAATTCGCGGCGATATTTTCGAAGAATTCTGCGTCCTTTACCTAAAATTCATAAAAGGCTACACAAACGTCTGGCTGCTCTGTGATGTTCCTGACAACCTACTCACGCAACTGAAAATGAAGCGTCAAGACATGGGAATTGATATTGTAGTGCAAACCAATGATGAGTATTACGCCGTTCAGTGTAAATACAAGAAGCGCACAAATAGCCCTAAGAATGTACTGTCATGGACAACACTGTCAACCTTCTACGCGATGTGCCTAAGGACGGGTCCGTGGGCAAAGTATATTGTAATGACAAACTGTGACTATACACGTCATCAAGGAGGTAAAACAGCTAAGGATTTGTCAATTTGCTTAAAGACCTTCCAAAATTTAGAAAAAAACGATTGGCTAAAGATGTGCACTTTGACTGGGTCCACTTTGGCAGACTTTCCTAAAGAAGAGAATTTACAAAAATTCAAACCCTCTGAAGAATTAACAAAAGAGGAGTTAAGGGAGCTCCGCTTAGCTTACTATGGGAAAAATAAAATAGTCCAGCAACAGATGTGAATTTACGCGTAATTTCATGAAAGGCTGAATTTATAAATTCACATTTTGTAAATTTATAAAATAAAAACAAATTCAAATATTTATCGCCTTTCTACTGTTGCGCTTATTGCCACCAAACCATGACCACAAGCCACTGCGATTACCTTTGCGCGTTTTCCGTTTACCTCCCTGCCCTAAATGGGGCTCTTTTTCTCTGTTGACGCAAAAAAACCCGCAAAATTGGTCATAATTCAAATCGTCCCCATAGTCGCGCCCAGCCTGTTTGGGATTAAATATCTTACGTTTAAAAGAGTCGAAGTCTTTGACTGGATTGGAACCATCTTTATGTGACCACATTCCGCTTTTGTCCTGTCTATACCAATGGTAGTCGGTGCCCTTGTCAACAACTAAGGCAACTTTACTGTACCCAGGTGGACACTTTTCACAGAATGTTGTGGGTTTGAAATCTAGGACGCCAACATCTGCCTTAACAAGCTCTTTAACAACGGGACACGTACGTAAACCCTCATTGCGCATTGCATTGCGTTTTTCGCTAGCCGCGCCAGGCTGCTCAAAGTTGACGGAATCACAGTCATTATCATTGGCGCATTGTGCCATTATGCCCGCATTCATAAAGTTTCCCCGTAAAGCGTAACTCATGCAGTTGTGCGTTTTAACATACCGATAGAGCTCATTGAGTTTATTAGCAATATAGGAGGGTTCATCACCTGACACAGGTGAACCCTTGCAATTCTGATGTTCTTTGCAAAACAGTGATTTTCCGACAGGATAATTCTGACACGGCTCATCGTTAGTATCACCACAAGCATTCTTGGGACACTGGCACAATGCCCTGTTTTTCTTTTTTTTATCTTTTTTGGTGGAATTACCCATGACCCCTAATTAGGCCTGGTCTTTTTTGCAGTGGACGGAGATAAGGAGTCATTATTGGGCGCAACAGCAGTCGTGGTACCAGGAGGCAAGACCTTGTCTTCGATGCCATTGTACTCATTGGACACCTGTTTCATTTGCAGCTTTTCGATAGTATGAACAAATAGATTATACTGATTACGATGGGTCGGCACAATTTGCTCAGGCGGATTCACAGGATAACCGTATTGACCGGAATAGCGACCACTTAACTGCAAATAGGACCAGCCTTCGGTCTGCAGTTTTTCATAAATCATGTGCAAGGCGTAGAACTTCTTATCAAATCTAAAAATCGTAATAAAATTATGAATGCATGTTACGGATAGGCTTATTATCCATGTCAACCAATATAAGCCGACAGAGTTTGCTGATGTCGGGGATTGTATAGAAAGCAACGCAGGAACAGCAACGGAACCTAATGATACAAATGACCGTGTGAAGTGATGAAAAACATCAACATATCTTAAGCGCCTTTCGTAAGATATAATCAGGCTCAGATAGCGAAGCTCTATAACGCGAATTTGAAGTGGTGATAATACTGTTATTGCTCTAAAAAGCCGCGTAAGCTCTTCGATTTTACATGTGATATGGTTTACGGGTCTTGCATCTTGTTCATTCAATGTATCCTTTTCGGGCTCATAACTACCAATAATAGAATTCGAATCAATATCGTCACCTTTGATACCAAGATTGCTTCCTAAGTTATCACTAGTAGTCTTACTACTTTCACTGGCTTCATTGCCTTCATTGCCTTCACTGCCTTCATTGTTAAAACTCACTTTTTTCACTTTTTTGGAGGGTGACGATTCAGAAACTTTAATCTCTATTGATTCAGGAGAGCTCATAGCGGTCTAAGAATTGGGCTTTATTTTTAAGCAAAAACATAACGCGTTTAAAAAATTGATGCGTTAAAGTTACAACTCAGTTTGCTAAATCAAATGTCAGACACCGAAGAGGATATACCTTATCTTATGCCTGGAACTGCAGCTGCACAGCAGCCGCAAGAGCAAACCCTCAACGGCTATCCTCTCTGTTTTCACAATACCATCCTTGAATCAGAGTTAGATGTTCAGGAGTGCAGTGATGGTATCTATCTGTCCGCAGACCTTTTCCGCCACTTCAATCGTGTTGACAGCGATGAGCTTGTGATTATCAAGCTATCAAAGGGTCCAGTGTCAGCCTACGCTCATATTGTAGGCACGCATACTGATGCCCGCACATCGGTTTATATGCCGCCGTGGATGTGCCAGTTCCTTAACGCAGATTGTGGTGACCCGGTACAACTAGAGCAGTACAAGGACTGTCGCATAGGTCTAAATATTCGCATCCAACCTCATGAGTCGTTCTATGCCACTTTGGATGACCCGACAGCAGCCCTACGCGATGCATTCGAGCACTATACTGTTATTCAGACGGGTATGGAAATTCCGCTTCTAGTAAATGGCAGAAAGCTTGTTGTCAGTATTATTGATACCGATTCAATGGGTCCGATATGCATTCGCGGCATGGAGCTAGCTGTCAACATTGACACGCCACTAGACTACGTAGAACCTGAGGTACCAGCAGCAAATGCATTTGAAGAGCAAAAGCCCGTAGATTTCAATAGCATGCTTCCAGATTCTCTTGTAAAACATCTGTCAGAGGATAAGCGCTTCCCAGGTGTGGGTCGTGTTCTTGGCAGCTCCAAAAAATAAAAACCATAAGAAGCAGGATGGAGAACTATAAGCTCCAATATGTCAGTGACATACATTTAGAAAAAGACAGACCGAATTTTTCGCTATTAATACAGCCATCAGCCCCCGATTTGGCGCTATGCGGCGACATAGGGGACCCGTATTCACAAACATATGCCGATTTCCTAAGCTGGTGCAGCAAGCATTGGCAGCGGGTATTTATCATCACAGGCAACCACGAATACTTTACTGATACACCACAACCCAATAAGACTATGGACCATATTGACCATCACATAGCAACATTGTGTAACAGAATCAGTAATAACTTATTTTTCTTACAAAAAAGCATCTACTTCATTGAAGAGTATAAAATCGCCGTTCTAGGTGCAACACTGTGGTCCGCACCCGATATACGGCACTGGGACCTGCTGACAGGGCAAAGTTTTATAGGGGACCCCGGCTTGCGTGGCGAATATAACGCAGTCTTTACACATGATACAAATACTAATACCATGAGACCACTGCATCCTTCGGATATTACAAACATTCATCTGAATCACAAAGCCTTTTTGCAAAAAGAGCTAGGACCCTTTGGCTCAAATATTCCGAAAGACTACCGTGTTATTGTTTTGACCCACCACATGCCAACATTTGAACTAAACGAAGCTGAGTTTGCAGACCACCCGTTGCGAAGCAATTACGCGTCTAATCTTGATGACCTGATAAAAGAGCCTGTAGTTGCCTGGCTATGTGGACATAGCCATGGACCGAAAACACTGCGCTTCCCATCTGGACCATTGGTATCGTTAAATCCCTTAGGCTATAAAACACAGGATAAGAAGCTATACTCAAGAACTGCGTCAATCACAGTTTATAGGGAAAATATTGCAATAAGGCACGACTAAGAGCCGACCAAAGGCACGACTAAGAGCAAGCAAAGGCTTAGCAAAAAGTCAAACAAATTTGATAACACATTTCATCATTATATTAATAATTAACATAATGAACAAAGTGTGCCGAATACAGTATGTATGCGGTCTTTACGTAGACAAGTTTGAGAAAAATGCCGCCGCGCATTTTGTAAAACCCGCAGCACCCATTCTTGTCCTTAATGGAAACATAGGAAAGCCGACTAGTATTCAGACCTTCAACTTCCTAAATCACTGCTCTAAGATATGGCACGCTGTTCTTTACATCCCTGGTACCTATGAGCTTGCAGAAGAAGCAGCCCCAGCCCTAATGAAAAGCAAGTTTCAGTCACTGAGCAACGTTCATGTGCTCAACAATAACACCCTGACGTTGCCAAAATACGGTACAACATTTCTAGGGTCACCAGATGACAAAAAGTGGCTGACAGAAAAATTCATAGAAATACGTAATCAAAATAACAAAATCGTCGCCCTAACATCACAGATTCCTGACATTAATATGGTACATCCAAAAGACATGAAAGGCGAAACAAAACCAAAGTTTCTGTATCCGCAATTAAATGCCTGGATATGCGGCTATCCCCGTGGTGCACACGCTTATACATACGCAAACAACCTCACGGTCATGTACAACGCTCTGGGACCGATAGACGGCGTTAATGATTATGGTCAAGGGTACGGATTTAATCGCGCAGCAACTTTCACTGTACCCGAATCAACTGAATCTATGTCTTAGGCGGTCGCCATTCGCAATGCATAAAGCTCAGTCAGCAGATTGTCCGCACTAAACCGCTTACGCGGGTCAGGCTGTAATAAACCCCGTAAAATTCGCATCTGTGTCGCATGATGACCCTTATAAAACGCCGAATTAATAACACTGGGCACAGATAACATCAGCATGTATAATTTGTAGAAATCAAAACCGAAGGTCCACATATCCGCCATAGTACCGTATTTTTGTAAAAATGAAACAATGTCACCACCAGATACCAGGTCATGACGCTCAGCAAAGCCATTAAGCTCATCTAAAACGCCGCTTTGCGCAGGAAACATCTCATCAATCTCTTTCAAAATATGCTTGCGATAATAAATCTGTTCCATGACGGAGCGCTTGCTCTTATTTGTTAAGACGCCGGCAGCATAGTCCAGCTCAGGTGCATAATTATCATAGGAAGGTAAAAATGTCATGTTTATAATGTCTTTTTCTTGCAACCTTGTCAAATTATAGCTCAAACCAAAGTCAATAATACGTGGCACATCCTTATCATCGACAACAATATTGCCGAAGTGAAAGTCACCATGCACCCAGTTGCGCGTATGCAATATACGTAATGCCAAAGCCAAGTGAATCTGAATGTTGACCCAGTTTTTCAGTAACCTGTCAATATTGAGCGCATACTCCGTAAGCCGAATGCCGCCATGGAGCATACGCAACTGCACAAAGGGTGCCCGCCGACTAACACCAGGTCTAAATATACCGCATTTGCTCCAGTCCTTATCCTCAGTCATATCATCGCCGACGCAAACATCGTCAATTAAAATAAAATAATCCTTGTAATTTTCTATCTGTGAAAGGTGGCGCGATATATTTATTTCGGTTGCAATAGTTTTGTCTTTCACGTCCATGATTTTCACCACACGCCGCGTCTTGCGCTGATTGCGCGAAAAACGCCCGTCGCGAATAGTACGTGCACGCCCCTTGCAGCGGGGCATAGTATCAAATACGCATCCAAATTTTCCTTCAGCAATAAGATTACCTCCCGTCTGGTCTTCAGACATCTAGGACAGTCCCTAATGTATAGGAAGAAACAACATTAGCAAAAGCAGACGCGATAAAAATGAAAAACAAAAACAAAGACGCAAATATAGGGGTCTATGGATAACTGGACAACAATTGCAATAGGAGTAGCATGTCTATTGTTAATTAGCGTGCTCATCTATGAGTCTTACCAAGACCAGAAAAAGCATACAGAGGGTTTCACCGGTAAACAGACATATTTAGAAGAATTATATCCAAAAAGAACCGATATCATACCGGGACAAACGGTCGAAGACGGGGGTTGGATAAGGGACCTCCGTTACAGAGAACAATACGTAGATGTGCAAAATGTCGGTATGAAGCACGATTTGTGTCGTGTAGTAATGAAGCGCGACAATCCCGGAAGTATGATAATGGCATGTGCCTTAGCAGGAACTGACGGCGCACCGTCACGTAACTATGCTACTAAATCAAAAGGCGAAGGATTCGCATTCAGCCGCGACGACTACTTCAGAGAACAAACCCAGAGCGGTCGTGCTGATTACTGCAGAATCGTAAAGACTGCAAAAGCACCAGCAGATGCATGGTTAAGTATGTGTGCGCAGGGTACAGTGGATTCATTTTCAGCCAAGGAGGTCAGGGACAATGAGCCGCCCGAAAATATAGTAAATCTACTATGGTTTTACGAAGGGCTGATGTTATGGTACAGATTCAAAGATGACCTACTTGATTACACTGATAATACAACTCTGGGTTTAGCTGGCGGTATCAAAATCGACCAAAATCCACTAATACCCACAACAGAAGGACTCCAAATAAATCCCGTCCCCGATTTTCAACTCAATAATCCGCCGCCCGCAGAACAGTTTATACGTTTAGGTGAAAATGAGGAATTAGAACTAGACCAAATCGTTGAGCTGCGAAACCTGCGTTCATTCATGTTCTGGGTTCGCTTTGATGTCTTCACAAATAATGCCCACATCTTTGACTTTGGCAACGGGTCGGGTCATGATAATGTGTATTTTGGCATTGAAGGAAAGGGTAACGATAGCGGTACAAAGAAGGAGAAGCCATTGGAAGCACAGCCGACTGATGTAGACGTAGTTTGCCAAAAGTCCGCGCCCAGAGAACTGGACCCCCGTGCCTTCATGAAGTACACGGAAGCCAATGTAGAATTATATGACTGCCCTGGTCCGGAACCAATAGCCCCAGCAACAAACAAAATAGAACAAAACGACCCTAACAGCTTCATTTCCGGACAAGGTCTAGAAAAGCCGAAACCCAAAAAGGCAAACATATTGTTTGAAATTTGGGATAAGGACCAGCGTAAGATGCGAATCAAGTGTATAGACGCCTTGAGTGAACGCACCCTTCACCATGTCTGCTGTACCGTAACCGACATGGCATTCAGACCAACCTGGAAGGTATATGTAGATGGAAAGAACATATTTACACAGGAAGAGGGTCATTTACCCCAAACCAATTACACCACAAAGAATTATATAGGTCGGTCAAATTGGGAAGACGCACAAGGTCAGGGTGAATACAAGGACGAAAGATTCCGTGGCACATTATTTGATTTTAGAATGTACCGTGTTCCTGTTTCCGAGCCCAAAATTCACAAGTCAATAGCTTGGGGCAAAAACATACTCAAGGTCCGTGGATAAAAAATTGAAATCACATTAATATAAAACTTAAATGTCAGACCGGCACCCTTAGTACAAAAGAAGTACTAGGACCAAAGCGACCATGTCTAAGTCTGCAACGACAAAGCCTGAGATGGCAATAGTCATCAAGCCCTGGATTAAGCTTTCAGTGACGACGCAGGGATACCAGCTGAACCTGCAGGGCAGCGACACCTTTGACCTGAAGGAGGTTATCAAGTCGGTTGGTGGCAAGTGGACGGCGGTAAACAAGAGCTGGACCATCAAGCTGCCTGCTGACCTGGAGCCCCTGAACACGGCTATTAAGACACTCAGTGCGAAGCGCTCTGAGGAGTTCAAGGCGAAGCGCGATGCAGCAAAGGCGCAACGACTCTTCGACGCCAGTCCTGAGGGCATTGCCAAGAAGAAGGCAGAGGCAAAGCAGCTTGTCCTTAACGCTCTTGAGCTGAAGAAGAAGACGGGCGCCTACTACTGGATTTGCTGTGAGGAGTGTGAGGTTATTGATTGGCAGCGCGCTCACACCAGCTGCAACGCCTGCGCGGTCGATTGCGGGCTCTACAAGAACACCTTCCGCGTGCGCGGCGCCATCTTCACGGGGGACTAAACACAAGAAACCATTGGTCACTTGTGTTTAACAAAAAACAAAGAAAAGAAAAACTTTTTCACATTGCAGCAAAATGCCTGTCCCTAACTTCTAAAGCACGTGCTGCCGCAGC